ATGATCAGACTCTTCCTCCTCTTAGCAGCCGCGGTTTTACTCAATAGCTGCGCACATACCGGCTCCTATGTTGGCGTGGAGAAATGGTATGCCTCGGCAGGATACGGCTACCGCTACGAGCTGCACGACGGCAAAATCACCGTGACCTCACTCAGCGATTTCAACCGCCCTAGCCGGACTGTCTTTGAGTGCGAGCTAACGGACTCGCAGTTCGCCGCGCTAGCGGATAGCGGCCGACTCGCCGCGCCACCAGAAGCGTTCGGCACCACCCTCTCACCACACGGCATCGAGGGCGGCATGCTCTACCGGTTCCGCCGGGTTCCCGGTTCGTTGGCCAATGGAGACCGCTATGAACTCTACAATCTGGAACTGCCAGAAGTAGTCGCCTTCATGGAAAAACTCGACAGCTACCTTCCACCCGAGTTCCAGACCGAATACGCATTGCTAACTTTGAAGAAAACAGACGATGCCAGAAACTACCTGGAGCTAACCCAACGGCCGTGACCGTTGCACGCGAAGAGCCTTAAGACCACGTTTAGAATCCAGAGATCGAGCAACTTCGAAAAATGAGTGAGAAAAAAAAGAACGGAAATTCTCGTGGAAGCGCTTCCTAACGATAACACCCACAATGATACTATTATTGTTCGCGCTGAACTGGGGCGGGATGGCTCTTGGGCTTGAGGATCAGCATCCTATGATAAGCCACTATGTGATGGTGATCTTTATCGGATTCTTTGGCAGCTTTGTGCAGGAGCCCTCCAAAGCCGCGCCGAGTGAACAGCCCGACACAGAAAAAGGTGAACCAGAGCCTGATGGAGAGGCCTAACTCATCTGCCTAACACTGCAACAGAACTACTCTACAGACGGGCGAGCAGTTCTGTCAGGGCGTCTGAGTTCTTCTCGGCGTCCTCGCCATCGCCGGCCAGGTCGTTGTCGGCCTTTAGTGCCATCAGTTTGCTGGGGAGCTTGTATTCGCTGGAGCGATCGGTGATCTTCACGCTCTCCCACAGGTCGGCGTCGGGTCCGTCGGGGCCTTCATCGGCCAGGGCTCCGACTTTCGCACGGATGATTCGGGCTAGGAACTCGCGCTTCTCTCTGATGGTGAGCAACGGTGACCCGGGGAGTGTCTCGGCGAGGTTGCGCAGGCGGCGAATCTCCTCCTGGATGTCGTCGCGGCGCAGCAATCGCCCGCCATTGGTGGATGCGGATTTGCGGTTCGATCTCGGGTAGGCGGCCTGATAGGCGTCCGCCTGGCAGAGACCTTGGGCGACGCCTTGGGCGAACTTGAGCTGGGGTCCGGTCATTGGTGTTTGCTTGCTTGGGTCGTGTAGATTTTTTCTCTAACCGCTGATGGACGCTAATCCGGATTCTCTGCGGATGATCTTTATGATTATGTTAGTGTCACTATCTTCCGCATCCGACTAGATCCTCTCCCATCAAAATAAAAAAAATCTAATCTCAATGCATTAGCGTCGATTAGTGTCCATCAGCGGTTCAAAAAGAGACCCTCCGCATTGCCCCAAGCCAACCCACACCTAACCCGTCCAGAGTTTCGCTGTGGTTGGCGGGATTCGCTACTTGAAGATTATTAGCCAATCATCTTCAAAACTGCGCGTCTGCCCTGTTCTTCTGGTGCAGCGCGGCCAGATCAGGCCTCAGGGTCGCGCGCGCGCGTTTGGGGGAGTCTGTGTCTATTCTTATCTTCTCTTCTCTGGTTGCGCGATCGGTGACGGTCGGTGCGCAACGCTCGGAGCCCGATTTTGACTGTGTTTCTTGCTCCCTGGAACGCGTCCAAATTGGTGTAGAGACTTTGCCCTTAAGCGGTTGCGGAGTCGACCGACCCGCCCAATCCAGACCGGCACAGAAACCGCCGACGGCGTGCGATGCTAGCGCTTTTGTGCGCGGAGATGGCGCGGAGAGAACTCGGGACGCACACTGAGTGAAATTTTTCCGAACAGGTGTGTAACACAAGCGCAACACGATTCAGTCACCTGAGCGACCGCGATTCGGTGTGAGAATTTTCAATGAGAATGCGGATAATCGGGCGGTAATTTCAAAGACGGTTGGCGATGGCAGATGGCGGCGCCGCGATTGCATTCTTTGAAATATGGAGCGCGATGCACTTGCGTAACATTTGTGCTTGTTCTAAATTCTGCCTGTCGCTGACGACCGGGCTTTTGCTTTTCTCTAACATTGCAATAACTTTCCCACCCCGATTATCAGACGCGTCCCTCACACGGACGGCGAGACCGGCAGGTGCCGATTATCGAGCCAGAGGCTGACACCTCTTTTTTTGGGTCTACCCCATCACTCGCAGCACCGCACACATGGCTCCCAGCGCCAACTCCCCTTCCCTCTCTCTCACATTCCGCCCGCCCTTCGGCCGTGGCGTGTCCCGCTCTAACACTTCTCCAGAAAAGGACTGATCTCGGACTGAACCCTACTCCCCTTCCCTACCCAGACGATCTATGAACTCCGATACCGAAATCTGTAACCAGGCGCTCGCCCACCTCGGTGAGCGACCGATCGCCTCTCTGAACGATGACTCTGCGGCGGCGCGTGCTTGTCAGCTGCTCTATATCCCGACGCGTGACGAGTGGCTGCGGTCGCACCGTTGGAACTTTGCGGTGACTCGGACTAAACTCTCGCGGCTGGCGGATAATCCCCCGTTCGGTTGGGACTTCCAGTATCAGTTGCCTGAGGACTACCTGCGGGCGCTGGAGGTGAATGACAGTGAGGCGGGTGATTGGGTCAGTGATGAGTGGATCATCGAGGGGCGGCGGCTGCTGACCAATGCGCCGGAGGTCAACTTCGTCTACATCAAGAAGGTGACTGATGTCAGCGATTTCGATTCGCTGTTCGCGCAGGCTCTGGCTCTCAAGCTGGCGATCAAGTTATCCGAGGCAATCCGCGGGACGACTAACAAGTCTGCCGAACTAACGACGATGTTCGAACGGATGAGCGCTCCACTGGCGAGGCGGATCGATGCGAACGAGGGGCGGCGCAGGAAGGGATTGCTACCAATGAACTCACTGGCGCTGCGGGCGCGGAAATCAGAGTAGAGACCGCCCCGCTGATCAGCCGCCCTAACTCATTACCCGCGCTACCAACTAACTCACTATGTCTTCTGTCCATCTGAATATCAGTTCCTTTAACTCGGGTGAGTTATCTCCCCTGATGAACTCTCGCCTCGGGGTGGAGAAGGTGGCTAGTGGATGTCGGCGGTGCCGAAATTTCTACCTGCATGTGCATGGCCCAGCTTTCCGGAGACCGGGGATGGAATACATGGGTGAGGCTCGGTCGAACGAGGTGAGATCACGACTGTTCGGATTCAATTTCTCTACTACTACCGGGTTCATCCTCGAGCTCTGCCCCGAAGGCCTGAACGTCTGGGGAGATACTTACAATCCGGACGGCTCCTGGAAAGCTACCGAGATGATGGTGTTGGATAGGCAGGTCGATCTCCCCTACTCCGAGAGCGAGTGCTTCGAGGTGCAGGCGTTCCAGGTAAATGACGTGGTGTATCTATCTCATTCCAACCATCGTCCGCGGCGGCTGGTGCGTTACTCAGACACCAGGTGGAAGCTGGAAGAGGTGGAGTGGAAATACCCACCGATGGGCGATGAGAATGTCACCGCCACGACGCTGGAGATACCTGCGGAGCGCACCTCGGAACAGGGATTCCTCGTCGATTACTACCATCTCCCCGAAGGTGAGACGGTAACTCCGGAAGAGTTACTTGAACGTGGTATCTCGCAGTCGCAGATCCCTACCTCCCACCTGTGGTATCCCACCGACACTGGGGGATTTCCGCGACCGGACGATGAGGAGGTTCCGTTCGGCATGATCATTAAGGGTGTCCTGGAGATCGAAACTCCGGGTCTCTACCACATCCGTATGGGCGTCGATGGGAAATCACAGCTCAAGATCGATGATGCACTTCTCATCGACGATACCGAGGACAACGCGGATCAGAGCTTGGCGACGCCGATCGATCTGACGGCCGGGCGGCACGCGTTCGAGCTGCGAGTCGTCGGCGGCGCGGTGGACGACGGGATAGAGGTTCGCCTTACGCCGCCTGGTGAGGTGGAGGTGCGGCTCACCGAGCCGAATGGCAACGGCTGGACGTTCTTCCAGACGGATCCAGATCAGGGAACCATCGCCACGATGAAGTCCAGCAAGAGCCTCTTCAAGGAAGGGCACATCGGCAGCTTCTGGGAGGTCGCACACCGCCGGGAGGACTCGTTCACAGAGATCGATAAGGCCGCTGCCACTGGCGACTTTGCAGAGATCTTCTCCGAACCGCTGACGGTGGTGGGCAAGTGGGATCTCTACACCTACGGCGACTGGACTGCGACACTCTACATCGAGCGGCGCACACCGAGCGGTAGTTGGGAGGTGTTGCGCAGTTGGCAGGTGAAGGGCGAGCGGAACATCATCTCTTCCGGCGCGGTGGATGTGGAAAGCGACCTACGGTTGCGATTGAGCGCCGGCTCCATAGATAAATCCTCCGCGCACACGCGCTTCCTTCTGGAGGCGGCGGACTCGAAGATTCGCGGCCTGGTGGAGGTGAAGGGATTCACTTCGGCGACGGAGGTGAAGGTGAAAGTCCTCAACCCGGTGCAGAGCGCGGAACCGACCGCCTACTGGACTGAGGGCGCGTTCTCAGACCTGCGCGGCTTCCCGAGGGCGGTCGGCGCACATGGCGGAAGGACTTGGTATGCAGGGACTCGTGAAGAAAACCAGCGCCTGTGGGGCAGCGTCACCAACGACTTCGATAACTTCCGCCGCTCGAGCTACGACGACGGTTCTATCTCGTTCGCACCGGCGGCACAGGAGCGCAACCGCGCGCAGTGGATCGCGTCCCAGGGGCAGGTGTTACTGTTAGGGACGGCGGGCGAGGAGTGGATGATCCACGGTGAGGGACGCCCTATCACTCCCACAAATATCAAGGTCGAGCGACAGTCGCGCTTCGGCTCAGCCTACCTCCCGGCGCGCATGGTGGACGAGTCGATCGTGTTCACGCAGCGCGGCTCGCGAAAGATCCGCCGCATCGGATCACGCTCCGAGGCGGACTCCTGGAGCGCCCCTGACCTGACGGTGTTGGCGGAGCATGTGACGGACTCCGGCGTCGTGCAGACCGCGTTCGCCAGTAACCCGCACTCGATCCTGTGGTGTGTCACCAATGACGGGCGGCTGCTCGGCATGACCTACGAGCAGGAACAGAACGTGTTCGGCTGGCACGTCCACGACACGGACGGACACGTCGAGAGCGTGGCGGTCAACTACGGCACCGTGGCCGACGAGGTGTGGCTGGCGGTGAGGCGCATCGACGGGAAAGGCGACTACGTCCGTATGATCGAAAGGCTCGACCCGGCAGTGTTCGCGCGCGACTTCAAACGGCGCGAACGCCTGATCTACCTCGATGCGGCAAAGCGCTACGAGTCGGACGAACCATTCAACGAAGTAACGGGGCTGCACCACCTAGAAGGGCTCGCGGTGTCCATCCTGGCAGACGGTGCAGAACGTGGTCAGCAAGCGGTGAAAGGAGGACGAATCTGGCTCGAACCCGCTGCCTCCACGGCGGTCATCGGACTACCGTATGTATCTGAACTCCAACCATCTAGGGTGGAAATACCGATGCAGGATGGGACTTCCCACCACCGTGTCTGGCGCACCTCTCGGGTCGGCGTTTACCTGCATGACAGCCTCGGCGGAGAGGTCGCGGATAGCCCGGAGGGAAAGTGGGCAAAGTTCCAGTTCCGCGAGGCCTCGACGCCGCGTGACTCTCCGCCAGAGCTGTTCACAGGGGAGAAGGAAGAGATCATCGAATCGGAGGCGGGCGCAAATGTGGACGTGGTGATCCGCCAGTCGGCACCGCTGCCGCTGAATGTCGGGAGCATCACACTCAAGGGGGACGTGTTCGGTGAATAGTTCAACGTTAGGAAATAGTGCAATGTCAGGGTCGTGCGGCAAGTGCGGGTGTGATTCTCGGGGATCTGATTGCAAGCGCAAGCTCCCTGAACCCACTCTGAAGCATGCGCTGACGATCCGCCAGTATGGCGAGGGCGTCGGCGACTTCCAGATGGTCTCTGGCTGGCTGAAGGGACACGATGAGGAAGACCGTTTCACGGAGGTGTTCCTGCCTCCGGTCGGAGTCATCGTTGAAGACGCGGGCGAGCCGGTCGCGGTGTGTTGGATGTATCTGGCGGCGGGCATCGGCGTGGGTTTCATCGAGTGGCCGATCACTCGTCCGGGGTTGGGTTTGAAGCGGGCGAAGGCGGCGCTCGGCGCGGCATTTGGCGCGCTGGAGCTGATCGCGAAGCAGCACGACTACAGCCTGCTGGTCGCCACGACTAGCAAGCCTCTAGCGCATGCGATGGAGAGGTTTTTCGACTTCCAACCCGTCGCAAATCGCGTGCAACTGATCAAGCGAATCGACGTCGATAAATACGCATAAACAATTCACTACCAATCACTTAAAACATAACCCATATGGCATTTTTATCATCAGCAACTGTAGGATGGCTAGCCCTCGCGGGCACCGCAGTCGGCACCGGTGTCTCGGTCTACGGACAGCGCCAGGCGGCGAAGACCCAACGCGCGATCGCGGAATACAATGCGGAGCAGCAGGAGTTGGAAGCGCGGGCGCAGTTCGCCGCGATGCAGGCGCAGGCGGAGGTCGCGCGACAGCAGGCGGAGGCGAACTATGCGCTGGCACAAGCCCAGGCGCAGGCGGCGTTCGCCAACGCCAAACAGCTCGAGGATCAGGCGCTCAGCCAGGACGCGATCAACCGCTCAAACTCGCGCAAGCGAGCCGACGACTACGAGCGCATGCAGAGCCAACAGCGGGTCGCCATCGCGGCAAGCGGCATCGTCGAATCGACCGGGACACCGCTCGACCTCCTGGCCGAGACCGCCGCGCGTATCCAGCAGGACAAGGACGAGCAACACTACGTGAACGAGATCGAACGCCGTAGCATTTTCCGCGAGGCGGATCTGCAGCGCCTCGGCGGACAGTTCGCGCTGGTCGGTGCGACGCTGGAGCGCGATAGCGGCCTGGCGGAGGCCGGGCTGCGGACTGCGTCGGCACACGCGACCGCTAGAAGCGGCCGTGCACAGGCGGAGATCACGCGCCTGACCGGAGCTGCGAGCGAGCGCGCGGGCAACCGTGCCGCGGTCGGCACCATCTTCAGCGGCGTGAACTCCGGGATCGACTTCGCGACCCGATATGAGTGGGCGTAGGCATCGCCTGGATCTCCAACGTTCCCACATTTTTTCCTAACACTCTCATAAACCAACCCTCACTGAACTAGAAGTCATGCCAAGAATACCACTCATTCGCGAAGGCCAGCAGACTACCCTGCCGCGGTTGCGCGGCCAGGCGATCGACAACGTGCGCCGCCCACGGGTCGATCGGCGCAACGAGATGCAAGCACTCGGACAGCTCGGCAATGCCCAGCGCGGCGCCTTTGCCAACGCCAACGCTTTCGCCGCCGAGGGGCTGGCGCTGGCGGAGATCGGCAAGGCGGTCGCCCAGACTGGCACTGTCATCGGCGCGGTGGCGATCAAGAAAAAGGAGGCCGAGACCGACATCCAGATCTCCGAGGCTGGCTCCAAGATGGAAGACCTGCGGAGCGACTTCGAGGCGTGGAAATTGGACAACCCAGACCCTGCGAAATGGGAGGGTCAATGGCAGACGATGTCCTCCTCCCTGCGCACGCAACTACAGGAGCGTGAGGGGCTTAACCGCAGGGCATCGCACGAGATAGGGCTGCGGATGACGCAGTTCGACGCGCAGCAGGCCTCGCATGTTCAGATCGGTGCGGCGAAGGAAACCTTCAAGCGCGCGGCTGGTGCGTTCGGGGTCGAAATCCAGAAGGCGATCAAGAGCCAGAACCGGACGCAGTTCGACGCACTCGTCCAGACCGGCCTGGCGAAGGGCTACTTCTACGAGCACGACCTCGAGGCGTTCGACTCGCGCTACGCCCAGGAGGGCAAGGTGCAACTCTTCAAACACATCGACACCCAACGGCACGCCAGCCCGTTCACGATGGTCGCGCGGTTGGAGGCGAACGAGTTCAATCTGACGCCGGAGGAGAATCGCCAGCAGATCCAGTTCACCAAACAGCTGGTGCGCGAAAAGCGGTTCGAAATTTCTTCCCGCATCAGCGACCAGATCGCGCACGAAGATCCGAACCAGCGCCCGACGGCCGAGCAGATCAGCCAGCTCGGCGTCAACCTCCGCCCGACGACAGTCGCCGCGCTGAAGGACGGACTCGCCGCGGCCAACGCGCGCACCGCTGATGCCCGGCTGCGCACGCCCGAGGTTCAGGAATACTGGCACGGCCAGGTCAATTCCATGATGTCGCTCTACGATCCGATCGACCAGGACGAGGAATACGATGACGACTTCGTCCGCATCCAAGGAGCCATCGAGAACATCAAAGACCCGCACGCACGAGCGGAGTTCAACCGCCAGCTGAAGGCCATCCAGCAGGGCAACCTCGACGAGGTGGACGAGCGCGCGCTCGGCGCGATGGCGCAGCTCAATCAGGAGTATGAGAAGTCCATCGTCGGAATGCTGCCGGAGGTCAAAACGCGCACGCGAAACGTGCGCCAATACCTCAATGACGGATTCCTGCGCGACCCTGCGAAACTGGTATCCCTCGGGTTCTCCCAAAAAGAGGCGGAATTCATCACAGAAGGAATCGATTTCCCATGGAAAGACGGCGAAGAACCCGCCTGGGCATCAGTGAGCATGACCGGAAGGCTGATGCGCTTACGCATGACTTGGGACGGTAGGGAGAATGGTGCCGATCGAGATCAATACCTCGACACACTCGACAGGCGTAAGGCCGTGGGTCTGATCCCGCCCGATGAGCGCAACGACGAGCACCGCGCACTGATGGAGAAGTATCCGGAGGATCCGGACGAGAAGGCGAGCACGTTCCGCTTCGACATGCAGCTCGCCCGTGAGTTGGTCGACGGCGCCAGCCTCGACAAAGTCATCTTCAGCGAGGAGATCTCCGAGACCCGCATCGCCCACGACCTGGCGAAAGATAAACAGACGCAAGCGTTCGGCGTGATCAGCAAGGGCTTCACCAAGTGGATGCAAGAGCACCCGCGCGCCAGCAAGGAGGAGATCGACTCGCAGATCTCCAAGATGCTTAAGCCGGACAAGACGCTCGCGATCGGACAGAGACACTTCGCTTCCAGCTCTGCGGAAACCCCGCAGATCCCCGAACCTGAGGCGGCTGCCAACGGCACACCGACCATGTGGGAGTCGAGCCGCTGGACGCGGGAAGACACGTTCCCTGGCGGCATCCCGCTAGTTGAATCGACTGCGGAGGATCGCACCATTCGCGCGCTTCAGGGCGGCGGAACGGTGATCCTTGGAGCCAGCGACAAGACCGTGAAGCAATTCGAGGGACCCGTGGTTCTGATCCCGAACGACGCACCACCGAGCCACCGGCTGGCGGCGAAACGATGGGCGTCCGGAGTGGCGGATCTCCACAACGAGCTCGGCCGGAAAGTGACCCCCACGGTGAAGACTTACCGGGAGGCGCGCCTGCCCGATTCCAACACCATCACCGCCGAGGCGTTCAGCCGCCACGACGAGGAGTTCATCGAGCACGCCAAGACCAACAGGAACCGCATGCAGTATCTGGCCGCCGGCACCTTCTCCCGCGTGCCACACCTTGCCCTCAACCTGGCAGATCCGACTAGCAAACCCACCAAACAGGACGCCGTCAACGCACAGGTCAGCGCGGCCTTCTCCGCCGCTGGCGCAGTCGCCAACCCGATCTCCGGAGCCATCTCTGCAACGCATGCGGCCATGGAAGAATACGCACGACAAGCGGCCTTAGCCGCCGCTCCGAGCAGCCGCCAACTCGGCATCGACATCTACCAGAACCACCCTCCGGCAACAGCGCCAGTCACCAACACAAGCCAACCAGCCGAATGAGAACCAACGCCATCATACGGCGGCAGCAAAGCGATGGCTCCGATCAGGCGCCACCGCCAGCGCCGCTCGACATTCCGCCCCCAGCGGACGAACCGGTAGAGATCCCCACGCTCGATCCAGTAACTCAACCGTCTGGAGAGCAGCCTGTTACAGAACTTTCTACAGGAATCGAACCAGCGCTGCCACCAGTCGATACAGGCGAGCCAGCGCCGGTTCTTGGCGCCGCAGATCCCACCGCCGGCATCTCCCCCAGCCCGCAGCTGCCCTCGACTTCGGATCCTCAGCTGCCTTCAACTTCGAACCCGCAACTGCCGTCGACCTCCGATCCGCAGCAGCAGCCATCGCACCCGGCTCTGGCTCCACAGCCGCACATGATCTTCGAGCAACTGCGCCCGCTGACGGGGTTCAATCCGGGGATCTCGTCACTGCCGCTGCCGACCATGCCGGGCGTCATCCCGAAGACCTGGAAGCCCGACACCGTCCCCACGCATACTAACACTGCACCAAAAAAAGACCCCGCCCCCACCCTGTCGCCAGAGGCACAGCTGGCAAAGCGGCGCGAGGAGGATCAGAAGCAGTGGCGCAACGAGACCGGCGCGAAGCTCGAGCGCTTCCTCCTGGAC